GCATGGGATCATGAGTACACCGAACCAACCAACATAGATTCTGTTGTCAGTTGATGTTACCCATTCGCAGAACTCAGGCCATCCCTTTAGGATACCACCTCTGCGAGTTAGATTTGAGGTTGTCATTTAATAAGACGATTGTAAGTAGGGCAAGAAGGGTACTTGCGAAACTTATTTCCTGTAATCCCTCACTACAGGATATGAGAGACGATGTATTATACTGCCTACGTAGGTCTCGGTTGGGAGCAGTGTGTAAGTTTATTTATCTTAGCATATCGTAACATTTTATGTCAACACATGAGTATATTTACTCATTGGACTATGAGTAAATATAATGACAGTCATTAGGTTTTCTTATGTTCTAGGTAAAGAAGGACTAATGACATTGGTGTGAATATACTTGTCAAACTTATGCCTATAATTCAATCTATAAACAAGTCTTGTTACTTTTTGCAATTCCTCAAGCAACGGTTTTGTGTTTTTATATTGTTCTAAGTGACCTGCTTGTGGATGTAATTTATTTCTAGACATCTTATTTTCAAAATCAATTCCTACCTCTGGCCACACTCCTTTGTCTCTTGGTTCATGTACATTCCACTGCAATTTTGTGAGTTGTCTTGCAGTATCAAAAGATATCTGATCTCTATTAGGTCCTATCAATGAATACTTCCACCACAAATCATGGAACTCATACATCTCTGGTTCCACTGTTCTCCATATTGATGCCAATACAGGACTACAATACTTCTTGAAATCATATCCTAGTTCCTTGAGGGTGTTAGTTATCTCCATAACATCCTCGTAAGTATTGAATGATGCCACGTACCCTTCCATCACTTCCTCAATGTAAGTAAACTTGAAGAAATGTCTCATGTGAGTGCGTTTATGTTTAGTAAAAATATTCTTACACCATTCAACATACTCTTTAGTCATCACATAACAACCATCTATCCATACAGTTTGTGATCCATCTGGAAATAGTTTGTGTGGATTTATTTTTGCATAGGCAGATAATCTACGAGGACAGTCATGTTCAATTGGTATCGATCTCTTCTCCCAAGGTGAGGGGACATCAATTGTTCCATCAGTGAAGCAGACGTATTGCACGTCTGGGTCATAGTAGTGATTTTTAGGTATGGTATCATACCCATTTGTAATGCATGTGTATATTATCATCTCCACCTCTGATACAATCCATGAACCATATGTAAGTGTGGATAATTCTTACGAAAGTATTTTGATTGATCTCCGAACAACCATATCAGATCAAAACCAGGTTCAGTAAGTATGGCAGCACGATATCTCATCCTTTTACTCAACTTCGTTATCTCTGCCAACTTATCTACAGTATCATTTGGATCTTTGAGTTCACCTCCATACTTTCCACCCTTATTTTTCCACCACACACCATCAATAGGATTAGCATCCGACCACCTATCAATAGTTTCTCTACAAGGGAGATATGTTATATTAATTTTCGATTCTTGTATTGCAATATCAAAAGAAAGTTGATCTCTTTTGCCACCGATCATGTACCACTTCCACCATGACTCATTCAAATCTTTTTCATCTCCCCTCCTCCATATCACTGTACCCAACGGAGAATAATATTTACTAAAATTGTATCCACTTTCTTTTGCTTTCAGTGTTATAGTGATCACTTCCTCTTCTGTGCAAAACCCTCTGTTGATATACTCAGCACACTCCTCAAGGTATGTGTGTCTGTGTGGGTGTTGCATAATTGATGTTCCTTGATTTGATATAATTTCTTTACTCAATCTTATAAAATCATCATTGATTGTGTGTAATTTAGACCCGTCAATGTAGACACTTGGTTCATCGAAAGGGCACTTTATTTTTGGTACTCTAGATGATCTTATTGGACACCCAAGATCATTGATAGGATGACCTATCCAAGGTGAGGGTGGATCTACAATACCATACACATGATAGCTAGCACCACTAGGTAAATCGCAATAGAGGTCAACATAATTATTTGTGATGCATGTGTATATGATCATATTATATTATACTTTCCCATGTAAAATTCATGATCAGGATACTCAGTATATAATTTATGATTCAACCCAGTTATTTCACTCAACTCATTCAACAACTCATCCTTCCTAAGATATTGTTTCATATCACCCCTTTGTGGGTGCATCCCTTTTCTCCCCACCTTATTGTAGTACCCTAATGGCACACCTGAGTCAGTTCTACGTTCGAGAACTGATGGTAGTTTGATACCAGATTCTTTGAGTGCCATGTCGTATGATATTTGATCTCTATTACAACCTACAAGAGACCACTTATACCATGACTCATTAAATTTTTTCATCTCAGGTGACAAAGTTCTCCATACTATTGTTCCTAAAGGACTTGCATAAGTTCTGAAATTGTATCCAGTATCTTTGAGTTTCTTTGTAAGTTGTATCGCATCATCATAACTGAAGAAGGCACATGTAAATCCCTCAAGCATCTCATCAAAGTATGAGAATTTTGATGCGTGTCTCAACATGGTAAATGGGAAACAAATTGTACTTCTTTTTATGAATTGAAAGGTATGTCTATAGCACCCATCAATCCATATCGTGTTAGATCCATCAGGAAAAAATAAGTGTGGATTTGCTTTTGGATAAAATGATAATCTTCTTGGACATTCCTCATCATGATAATCTCTTATGTCAATATATTCCCATGGTTCCACACTCGTATCAACTGTGCCATCATGAAAACAAACATACCTTACATCAGGATGATAGTAATTACCTTTAGGAAATTCATCATATCCATTAGTGATGCACGTATAAACAATCATATCTTTTGGATCAGTATGTTTATTCATTTCAAATGGAGTGTACTTGACACAAGCATATAATTTATTTGAAAATAATAATTCAGATTTCTCATAGAAAATAGATCTAATTTCATCAATAAAATCTATCCTCTCCTTGACAGAAGGATTAGAATGTAAATTATATGAATCTTTATAATCTTTCAATCTGTTTATTCTTTTTCCCATCTCTAATTTTATCGGGACTCTATGTATTTTGAATGATAGAGGTGATTTATATCTCACACTCATTAGATACTCAGCAATAGAACTAGAGATCTGATCTCTATTCACACCCAAGTCGTACCACTCTCTCCACAACTTGCACCAATCTACTACTTCTACAGTCAGTCTTCTCCATATAAGACTGTTGATTGTTTGATTATAATACTTGATAGGATAACCAATTTTTTTTATCTTCTCACACATTTCAAGTATCTCATTTTTTGTAGAGAAACCACACTCATATAATTTTTGAAACTCCGCAAATAATGTTCTTGCATCAGGATGTTTCTGCATAACAAAATCATTCTTATCGAATAATTCTTTGGATAAATTTACAATAAAATCTGATATTGTATAGCATGCATCAAACCATACGGTGCACTCATTAGCGTCGAAATATAAATCAGGTCTATGTTTAGGATGATATGATTTTCTTACAGGACACTCCTCATCTATCTCTAGTTTTATATACTCGTACCCCTCAACTTCTGGTTTGTCTCCATCATAAAAACATATAAATCTAGCATCAGTAACAGGTGGTGATTCTAATCTATCATAACCATTTGTTATGCTAGTATAAAAAATCATTTATTCAAATTGAATCGCTGTGGTAGTAGGTTACCCTGTTGTTCTGCTAAAATTCTATTGGTTACATCACCTGGTTCACGAGAGAACCATCCCGTTGCGATGTACTTTGATACATCACCTGTAAGAAATGCTCCTCTATGCACATGTGTATATGTTGCAGGCCATAAAACTACAGTTCCTTTTTTAGGTTGAAGTGATAATTGTTGATGAAAGAAATCTGTTGCACCACCATTTTCTACAGGCACATCATTCAAATATATCATCCATGTCAATACTCTGTCACGATATAAAAAACTACCATTTTCAGAATGCCATATATGATATCCTCCTCCCGATACTGTCTTCTGTACTTTACAAGTCCATGATGATACTGGGTCACAAGAGTCACTCAATATACCACAATATTTTTGTGAGTAAATTTCAAAGCATGCTCCTACTGCTCTATTGATTTCCATCGCCAGAGAACCATCTGCAATCTCAAGGTAGAGTTGTTTATCATCTCTGAATGATTTGTTTTCTCTAAATTGTTTTGAACCATAACTCACTGCTTCTAGTTTTAGTTCCTTCCCTTCAAACTCTGTAACTTTGTGATCAGTATCCTGTTTCAAAATATATTTTTTATGATGCCAATACTCAAAAGCATCTATAACTGAATCACAAAACTCCCACTTCAAAAAATTTTCAAAAACACCTATGGCACCATGATCAACCATCTCTTTGAATTCTGGTTGTTTGTCCTCTGGTGGTAGCACAACTTTAGGCACCATTTCTTGCTTCCTCCTTTCCTTGATTTATGTAGACCATTGGTGGTATTCTACCACAATATTCATCTAATTGCATCACTTCTTGTATTTTTACATCAGCACCTTGTTCTCTCCAAAAATTTGTTAGAGCATGGTTACTGCTCTTGTGAAAGATATCTATGTGCTCTTCATGTATAGCAGAACCCATATCTAATCTGTAATTGAATAGTGGTGTGGCATATGATTTACCACTATCAAGTATCAAGTCTTCGGAGACTGCTCTTGGTCTGATGTTTTGGTCGATCTTCCACT